CTTAGTGACATGGAAAAGGCTGTCCTTCGTAGCGTAATCTACGAACAGGAAATTCAATATCCTTCCAAAGAAGGTATTGATCCCTTACATCAAAGGAATGGTCAACTCATGGGTTCAACTCTGAGTTTTCCTATTCTTTGTATCATAAATCTATGTACTTATTGGGTAGCTTTAGAACAATCTCTAAAGAAAGATATCTCTGTATTTGATTTACCCGTCATCGTTAATGGTGATGATATTCTTTTCTCTACAAATGATGATTTAACGGCTCAATGGAAACATTGTATTTTCCAAGCTGGTTTTAATCTCTCTGTTGGAAAGAATTACATTGACCGTAGATTGTTTACTGCTAACAGTACATTCTACGAGTTAAATGGGGATAGAATCAAAGAGATTCCTTTCTTTAATATTGGTCTTCTTACTGGACAGGCGAAGATTGGTCAAGCCAAAATTGATAACAAGAGTTGTGGAAGTCTCAAGACTGCTATAATTCTGCAGTCGGAGGGGCCCAGAACAAACTGAGAGCTCATCATAGATTTATCTACTATAATAGAGATAAATTACCTTCATCCGAGACTAACTGGTTCATTTGTGAACAGTTAGGGGGTCTAGGTTTTAAACTATATGATGAGGTTAAGCCTTATGTTCATGTAACCGACTACCAAAGATGTGTTATCAGTGCAATTAAAAGTTGCACAGGTGAGGGTAATTGCCCTCCTTTTGGCTACATAACCAAGAATCCAACTGGTAATGTAAGTATCGAGAAAACCCATATCTATACTGATATTAAGTATAGAAAATCATTTTACACACCACGAGAAGGAGATTTTAAGATTCTCCCGGATATTACGAGTATTAATAACTCGGGACTCCTTTCTGAGGAAGTTCCAAGATTTGTTCCATTTCCTAGGAAGATCGTCGACGGACATAAACCATCAAGGTTAGTTGATTTATTCAACGTTACTTATGATTTATGGTCAAGAGATCCCAGACTTCGGGATACTGAAGAGAACAAAGAAATAATATCTAATGGCTATTGGAGGTCGACTGAGGAGTCGACTCTGGCTAAGTTAGACAGTTATATGTCTGACTTTTATAGTGAATGTGTAGACATCAATAAAATCTTTCCAGAACTCTCGAAGGAGGGTTCTTCAGACGAAGAGTCTAATGAACCTTTACGCGGATGCATAGAGGTGATAGATTACTTTTCAGATGATGGGCAAGAGGATATTGATGAATGATTTGGAAGAAG